TTCACCTGCAATAGCTTGACCGGCAACGCCATATCCTGCAACACCAGACTGAGCAGGATTCTGCGATGTAGTCTGTGAAGTGCTTGAGTATTGTTGGTATAAATACGCAGGTAATATGGTTTCAATCATTTTTAACCCTGTGTAATAGTGATGTTTGCGCTAGTCGCTGAAATTGTGAAATAGCTTTCAGGGTCACCAGAAATCAAACCTGTTCCCGATGCAGGAGGTACGACTGTTCCATTAATGGATACAGTAAAAACCATTCTTGATAAGGTTTGAGGAGGAACAATACTTGCAATCGCGGTTTGAAAAACAGTTTGTAATTCAAATAAATTAATTGGCTGACCCACATAAATGCTATTGATATAAGCGGCTAAAGCGGGAATTCCAAGTTGGGCAACGGCAGTTGGGGAAACGTAATTTAATGAATTAGTATTCCAAGTCAAAGCTATAGTAACGGCTTGTGCAGGAGGATTAACGTAAGTAATGGTATAGGAATCAGGGTAATCATAAATGGTAACCGTTTCATTCCTAGCTGTTGTGCTTGATCCAACTAATATAGAAATGTCAGGGATAGAATTAAAGATAGCACCGGCTACTTGGTAGGGATCACCACCACCACAAATGACTTCCCATTGATTTGTGGAAACTTCTCTTACGGCAACTAATCTTGGCTGAACACCACTAACATTACCAAGTTGAGTTTTAATCAAAGTTGGCATACCTGTTGCCGTAGCCAAACCTGCTTGAATAACTTGAGCTTGATAAGACTGAAGGCTTTGAGCTGTAGCACCGGCAAGACCGGCATTAGGGTTTGTCACAGTTAAGGTAAACCCTGTAGCAACAGATGTTACCAATTGAGTGACAGTATTGGCAGGAACGGCCCAAGAACCGGCTGTGGTTGCCAAACAATAGAGACTTGCACTTTGACCAGACGATCCAATGATGCCGCCATCTTGTACTGTGTATTGATGCGTTCCGTCAGAAACTGTAAATCCTACTGGAATTACATAACCTGCCAAACCACTAAAAACAACATAAACAGAAGTATTAGAACCAACACCTTGCTGAACTCCATAAACCGCCCCCAGTTGATACAAAATAAAAGCGTTAGCAGTATATGGGCTAATGCTATTGACCAAATCAACAAATGTTTGATCTTGAATGACTACAGCTCCTGCGGCTGTTGAAGCCAAATCTTCAATCAAAGAGCCAGGTAAATTAGCAGTAAGTCCGGGAGATAAAGCTGTTGCCGCCGCTATTTCTTGATTCAATAGGGCAGTTGGGCTTGTAGGGATTGCTCCTGCGGTAGTTAAGGTAGGCATTGGATAACTCCGTTATGTTGCAACTGTTGTTTGAATTGTAGTGCCATTTTGCAAAACTGCACTAATTGCGTATGTGGGCTGAGGGGTTGTGCTCTGACTTGTAATGGCCAAACTAGCAAAATATGGAGCATATTGATTTTGCGTATTGTTAACCGCTAAGTTAGGAGCAATTTGATTGATTACAGATTGTTGAGCAGGTATGCCGTAGTTACCGTAAAAAGGGCTTTCACCTAAATTCAATCTCAAAGTTTGAGCCACGGTAGCCAAGTAAATATAGCTTGTGTCTGTAATAGTTGTCCATTTTCCTGTTTTGGGATCTATTCCATAACTTCTCATACAACACCCCCAGAATTAGCGCTACCCACTTGAACATTTTTGTGCTCGTGAGCCAAAAAGTTTCTGCCGTTAATAGTTACGTTTGTTCCATTAATGGTTACATTGCCACCAGTTAATGTAATACTTGCCGAACCTTGAGCCAAAGATATTTCGGTAGGAGTGATTGTAACAACAGCGCCACTTGCGGTGTCTCTTAAAACAACTCCATTTGGTCCATAAATTGTGACTGCGTTAGCATCAACAGAAGACCAATTTTTATTGCCAATAGGTACAAATACCAATCCGCCAAGATTGCTTGGTTCTTCAAGGGGAGCTAGACCAGACCCCAAGCCGGAAACGCCACCAAGTACGGTATCTGCTGAAATGCAAAATCCCTTGTCTCCAACTTGAATAGGAAGTCGAATATATTCACTTCCGATAACTGGACAAGTGACTTGTGGAATTGTAAGAACACCACCAGTATCAACATCAAAAGCAACAGTTACTATAGCTCCAGAGACGGCAACAATGTGACATGGATATTTTTGTCCTTGTCTTTGTTGATTATCCGCAATCTTGCCTTCAGCAAAATTGTTAATGGATATTGCAAATGGTAGTTTTTGTGAAATCATGGCATCACCGGTATTGTGCAGTCAACAATAGTACACCAACTGTTTGCATCTGCTTGACGGCTATTTCCAACATGACGAATATTTAAAATTTGAAACACACCTTGAAAAGCAATATTGTTTCTGTTTTGACCAAAAGTTGCGGGACTATTGGTTATTGGAGATCCTTTTGGAAAAACAATTTTATCCATGATATTTAAATCACCACGCATAACTAATTTGGCTTGAATAGTGCTTACGTCAATCCAAGTCAAATTACCAATAATATCTGTAAATTTTACGTTGACAATATTTGTTTCCGCTGTTCCGTCAGTTATAAGAAAACCTTGATTTGTTGATGCAATAGAAGCTCCCAAATAACCAATAGTTTTAATAATTTGTTTGCTTTTTTTATTTATGTATTTTGAAAATGATGTAATATTGTCATACTGCCACGATTGATCTTGGTTATAAATTAAATTAGAACTAAGAGATCCATAAATAGGCACGTTGGGATAAGCTATACCTAAAGATTGCCTAATTGCATTTTCTAATGTTGTACCTGCTTTCCAAGTAAAGCCAAAATTAACTTCATCAATAGGCGATACATAAGTTAATCCAACAATTACAAAATTTAAATTAACTTCTGTTCCTTGCCAGTTTCCAAAACATTGCAATATTGTTCCGTCTATAATTTCACCGGCTTGTTTGGGGTCAGCAAAAGGCAATCCTTTTGACATACCAACTGATATTTGTATGCGAGCATTGTTGTAATTTGCTGATTGATTCAAATCTTCAAAAGAAACACCATGAACTGTTAACAAACCATTTTGAGACGGTTGATGATATAAATTTTGAAATATGTCTAAGTCAACCCTAAGAGCCGATCCATTGTCTATTCTGTTTTGATAATTTTGACTGTTGTTAGCTAAAGACGAAAACGTAACAGGCACAAATTGAATTGTGCTTTGACTTGATGGGCTAATGGTTATGCTGTAATAACGCATTATGGAGTAATGATAAAACTCTTATTACTCACTCGATAAACCATTGTTGAAGTTGTAAAATATCCAAACAATAAATTAATATCTGAGTCATCAGGTGAGCCAATAATAGGACGAGTAACAATCAAATTGCCAAAAGTATCATAGATAGAAAAGAAATATCTTGATCCTGCGGCATTCCATGTGCAAATACAAACATAAGTAACCCCATCTAAAACAGGATTAAATTGAAAATTTGCTAACGGTGATGGGTTAAAAAGAATGGTAGTCATTATTCATACCATCCTAATTTGTAATTTGGTGCGGTACTGTTCCAACTTAATGCTGTTGGTGTGGGTAATCCATTTTGGAATTTATTCATTAAATTGCCCAAAACTTGTTGTGCGCCCTGTTGCGTTATCAATGGTTGCGTAAAATCCCATTGATATAAAAATTGCACTTGTTTATCACTTGATGTGCTTACGTCACGAATACTAGTCAACAAGCAATTTGTGTAAGTATATGCAGGTGTTAAAACTGTAAATGTACCGCCTGTCAAAATGTGTGTATCCAATTGACTTTTTAGTGCAGTAAAAATTGAATTTTTGATTGTGTACCCACCATTGTTTTGAGCCGGTGCTATCATCACCAAGCTAATTTTCAAAGGCATTTGTATCACAGCATTAGCCGCCATTGTTAGGCTTGCAAAAGGATATTCAGCGATTTGCCAATCCTCAAGACTACCGCCTGACATAACTCTATACTCGGCAAAATATTGTCCGGTACTGCTGAATGAATTGCTCAATTGTTCTGTTAAATTAACAATAGGCAAAATATTGTTTGGATAATTTGCGGCTATCCCATTATTTAAAATAATAGGTGAAACCTCATAATTGTATGAAAAATTAGCTTGTGCAGAATTTAACATTATGAACCTTTATTGGCATTTGGTAGACTTGCCGCAGATGCAACAGCATTTCCACCTGTGTTATTGGTAATCATAACTTTAATTTCATTGGCTGAATATTTAGATTTCCCGCTTTCGACTTTAGAAATTACCGCCAACAATGAAGACAAAACATTTGGATCTTGTAAATTTAAATGTTCAGTTGCCTTACGTCCAGTTTGTTGCTCAACAGCTTTAATATAGGCTTTTGTGTCGTTTTCATTTTTAGGCGCATAAAGACTAATGATGTCTTGAATGGTGTCTAATTTTTTGTATCCTGCTGCTTTTGATTTTCCAGTTGCGTACAGAGTTAACTGTTCTGCCAAGGCTTTAAAACCTTCTCTGTCAGATGCAAATTTTGCAAAACCACCTTCACCTTGGGTTGCTCCTGCTTGTCCAACATAGCGCAAATTTCCGGGGTTAAAATTTCTTTCAGCTAAAGATTCACCACCAAAAAACTGTCTTACAGCTCCCTTGGTGCGTTCCCATTTTTGAGTACCTTCTTTTTCTTCCTTGGTTTGTGTTAACCCAAAGAATCCGGTAATGTTTTCAATAATGGTAGCCATGCCTTTTAAAGCATCTAGAAAATATGTAATATCCTCTTTTAATTCATCAACTTTTAAATTAGTTAAAAAATCTTTAACCATTTCACCAACAGCTTCAGAGAATTCAATTAATTTAGGAATTAATGGTTCTAAAGTTTTTATTAGCGATGTTTCCAATACTTGACCAACTTTTTTCAATTGAACTAGAAAATCTTGCCATTCACGATTAACGGCATCAGTTGTTTCTAGTTCTTTTGCATCTTGTTGATTTTTGGCAATGGCTTGATTTAATTCATCTTCTTTTAGTTCAGATAAACGCCTTAAATCTTGAATGTTAAATATTTCCGTTAATCCTGTTGCTTTTGCATAATTTTCAGTCTGCCCTCCAGCTCTAAATTGCTTAACAGCATTGCGAATAATATTAGGCAATAAATCAACAGGATTTTGTCCGGCACTACCGCCAAGTCTGCCAATCAATGATTGACGAGCCAAGTCACTTTTGACATCAGCAATATTTGACAATACTTGTGTTGGATCAAAATAACGACCAAAGTTTGTTTCTGTAGCTCTTAGTTGACCAGTAGAAACGCCCAAACCCTGCGCTTGCCTTCTGTAATCACTAGCACTACCTGCAACTCCTGCCAAGCCAAAACCGCCACCAATAGCGCCCAATGTAGCCCATTTAGCGATGGATACTGCGCCACTAGCAAGATTGCGAGCAATGTTGGCTGTTGTATAACTTAATTCTTTAAAAACAACTAAATTGTCTTTTGATATTTTTTCAAAGTTTTTTAGTTGAGTGACTAGATCTTTAACGCCCTTGATTTGAGCGTCTACCTGTTTGGTCATTTTTTGTGACCAAGGCAAAGGGTCTATTTTCTTTAAACTTTCAACGGACGATCTAAATTTGGCAAAGTCTTTCGCAAACGCTTGAAACTTTTCATCTAATACATCTATTTCAATAACTGATTTGGTTGCCATTATTTACTCTTAGAAGATTGATTTTTTTTCAATTGCTTGGATTAAATGCCTTTGACGATAATGTTGTGCATCTACCCATTTACCGCCATTTTCTTTTATGAACTCATAAAAACCTTCATTGCTTAAATAGTCTAGGATATAAGCGATGATTCCGTTACTTTCTTTCCAGTAACATCTGTTTTGGTCAATGTCGGCAAACCAGTTTGATACGCCATACAGTCCAAGGATGTAACTACCCAATGCCGTAAATTCCCCGCCATTTCTAAAAAAGAAACTCTGAAGTCCCTTGGAGCGACCTTGGATATTGCAGTAAAAAAAACGAGAGAACTCATCACCTCCGCTTCTTCATCTTCATCAATGATTCCACGTTTGATTGCCAAATCAAATGGCAAAGTTTCCCATCCATTTTCACCGCAATAAATGACATTAGTTAATCTAATGATTTCATTGATTAAACCAAATTTAACTCCACTTGGGCCGTCCCATGTGCCAGACTGAGTTGCAATTGACTTCAATGAAGGATAAGCAAGCCTTGGTGCGGATAAGGCAACATGGCTTGGATTATCACTTTCAAAACATTGACTAAAGACTTTTCCAAGCTCTAGATAAAATTGTTCAAAAATCTCACGACTAACAGCGGTTGAGTGAATGTGTACTGTTCCGTAGTCTGTCGTTTGAATTTGCACCACTAAATTCAAATTTTTGTTAATTTTCAAATCTATGCTCCTGCGGCAAATAACTCAGCATTAATAGAATAAACACCACGCAAGCGAACAACTAAACCGGCTTGTGTTCCATCAAAAGCAACTTCTTGAATGCTTTGTAAAACACAGTTGTTCAGTTGGAATGGAGATAAAGTAACTGTATCGGGATAAATCGTAACTGATCCCAATGTAGTGTTTAACTCAATTTGTTGCTTGTATGCGTTAGCCAATGCTTGTGTTCTGACCAAATGCATTGTGACTGTTCCATAAATATATGGTTCAGGGCTTGTGACCGCACCAGTTAAGGTGTTAATTAGCAATGCAGTATCACCATCAAATGCCAAGCTAATCGCTTCTTTAGAAAGATACGATGCTGTAACATTTAAGTTTTGATAGTCAGCATAAAACACACTAGCAAGTAGTCTGTTTAACGTGCCTTGTACAACTTGTGGATTTGCCATTCTTTACTCCTTATGTTGGGATATTACTTGCTGTCAAGTAAATAGTGATTGAGGAGAATCCACGTTGGGGGACAAACGTCAAACTCAATCCCTTGTAAATACCTGCGGCATAATCGCTAGGATTCTGTGACACATAAGTATTGAATGGAATTGCACCAACAGACGCAGGACTTAAAATCAATCCAAAAGCAATACCATTGTTTGTAGTCGCTTGAGCAACTTTTTGCAATGCATTGATACCGGCTTGATTGTAGTAAAGCGGATTAGTGGATGAATTACTTCCATTAATAATAGCGGCAGATAAGCTAATAGCAACATTAATTGCAAGCCAATCAACTGCATACCAATAATTGAATGTGTTCAAATCCATGAACGTACCACCCTCAATCAGCGTATTGCTGATTTGACCTTGAGAACCTGTGTAAATGTAATTTACACCTGCGGCAAGTAAAGCGGTTTGTTGAGTATTTGTTAATGTGCTGTATGAAGTCACACCATAGACAAAACTATATTCAAGAGGATTTGCCAAGTTACTTGCGCTAGGGTTGTAACTTAATGTAGTCCAGAAAATAGCGGCGGCATCAAATTCAGTAACTGGTGCAGTTGGCGTTTGAAGCGTTGCAAGAACTGATTTAATACCTGCCCATGTTGTATAAGTTGCAAGTGTTGTTGTGACATAAAAATATGTCTGAGCCGTTGTGCTTGTGTACTGATTAGCCATTGCGACGGCTGTTGATTCAGTATTCCAAGTTTGTGGCAACAAGTAACTGTAAAACTTAAATGTGGATGAAGTAATAAATGCTTCTAAAGCTGTCACACCTTGAGCAGGTGTTCCTACTCCAAGCTCTAGTACATACACCGGAGTTGTAGAACCTTGAGCAAAAAACGTAGTGCCCATTGCCAAAAGCTCTTGAGTATCTTCCAAAGAAAAAGTACTGCTTGCAACAACAGTTGCCGTTCCGGGATTAGACGCAAGAGCATAAGTTAATGTATACGTTCCAGTTGAAGTAATTGTGTATGTTCCGTTATAAGCATTTGCTGTGCTACCGGAAACCAAAACACCTGAAATAATACCTTGCAGTATGTCACCTGTTGGGATGCCATGTGCTGTGGTAGTTGTAACTGTTACAACAGAGGATGCCCAAGTAATACTACTAATTGCGTTAGCTGATTTTAAGATTGTGGTCAAATCAGATAATTGAGTTAGCAGTTGATATGTACCTGTCGATAAGGTTGTTGCACCTTGAGATACAAAAGCACCTGTTTGTTGCAACTTCGATGGCGCACTCGCCACCTGTTGCTTAACGATGACATTTACGATATTGGGCATGATGCCTCCTGATTAGTTGTAGCTTACAGAAACAACTTGACCTGTACCGACTAGATAAGTAATTCCAGTTTTACAAGGAAAATCAATTGTGTATGATCCAACTGTGTTGGGAATTGTGGCTACCAATTTGGCGGCTACTGCTCCTCCAGTTGTTGCTGAATCATAAATACCACCGGCGGCTGATCCTGCTGTAGTCACGTTGACTTTAGCAACACGACCTTGCGATGCCTTGATAACTGTATTTGCTGAAAGATTCAAAGCACTACTAATGCCTTGAGCTGTGATTGCCGCACCATTGATAATTGCGGGTAAACCTTGTCCAACTGCCATAATATTCTCCTTTAGGCGGGGGTTAAATGAATAAACGCTTCTTCAATTAATTTGCGAGCAATATTATTAACAGTTGTTTGATAATAACTGACCTCAAACGTAATTGACTTTTTCATGGCAATGATGCCAAACTCAGGTTGAGTAACTTTCTCATCTTGAATGATTGGCATATTCATCATACCGATATTATCAGTATTCATGCTATATTGGAACACATAATTGACAAAATTTAAAACGTCATGGTTTCGTAAACCAAAGATGCTGATTTTGACTGTATCTTTGGTTAATTGATATGGATTTGATTCGTAATCCAACAATGGAAATTGCTGTAATGCAGTTGTTGATGAAGGAGATATATCAA